CAGAGGAACTACTGCAAGTAGAACGCGACATCTACATGCGGAACAGAAATACGCTGTGGAATTCTGATGAAATGCTTGCGTGGGCACTCACAGACCGAGAAGTACAAGAGTTTATGGACACTGTTCCCTATGATATGCGGACTGGTGACGTAGATACTGAAGGCAGAGGTACGATAACGCTGTGGGAAGCTCTCGTAAACGCACTGCGTAAACTGTTAAACCTACCACCTAAAGATAATACCGCTCTGAACGAACTGCTAAGAGTGCAAAATAACTTACTTGCACCTGACACGGCGGATATAGAAACAGCAGGTAAACTGACAGGAGCGTTACCCAAGTTTTCGCAAGTTGATGACAACCCTGCTTTGGTTAGCAGACCGAAAGAACTAGCGTCTCAAGTGGTAGATGGTGGCCTGAGAAGTCTACCGATATTAGATTCTAAGGGCGTGCAACGTGTACGCGATGTAATTTCTGACGCTTCTTTGGTAGATAGAGCTAAAGAGTTTTCTCTAGGCATACTCAGCCTTAACGGTTTAGAGATGGTAGCTAAGAAGTATGTGCCTAAAATTAACAAAGTTAGAGACTTGGTGCTAAAAGAGGGTGGACGCCTCCAAGAGATAAAACGTCCTGTAGATGCAACGATCAGCAAGATCTCTGCATTTGCCAAAGACAACAAAGACAAAGTAGACATACTAAATAGGTTAATGCCCTATAGCTCTTTAGTTGGTATAGACCCTTCTAAACCTAGAGCCACGTACGACGGCGATGCAGATAAGCTAGCTGAATACGATGCCATGACTCGTGAGGGAGGAGACTACGAAAGACTAGGCGAAGACGGGCAAAAAATTTACAAGACTATTCGCAACACGTACAAAAAATTGTATGACGAAGTAGCTAATGTTATTAAGACTCGCCTAGACGCGACTGACCTAGACCCAAAGAAACGTAAGAACGTCTACGATGAACTGATTAACAAGTTATACAAAAACGCCACTATTGATCCCTACTTTCCTTTAATACGTGAGGGCCAGTATCGGCTGGAGTATACAGCTACTGATCCAAAGACGGGCCAAGCAGAATACTTCACAGAATCATTTGAGACTAAACGAGAACGCAGAGAGGCCATAGCAGAACTAGAAGCTATGGCAGATGAAATAGACTTGAAGAATCTAAACTCTTTCGAGGGCATGGATAAAGCAAGCTATAACAACGCACCGGCTGGATCTTTTGTAAACAACGTACTTGGCGTGTTGAGTGCGAACGACGTAAAGACGGACGTGCAAGACGAGATTATCAAACTGTTCCTAGATACGTTACCAGAACGTTCGTTTGCACAATCATTTAGAAAACGTGAGGGTTTTCGTGGCTTCATAGGCGATCCTGCAAACCTACGTGAATCTAAATATCCAAGTCACGACATGGTGCGAGCATTGCGTATTCGCACGGCATCTACCGCACGACAAATCGTTCGGATGGAGTTTGGCGCAGAGTTTCAAAAACTAGAAGCAGAGCTAGACGAAGACTTCAAAAAATATAATAAGTCACCGAATGTTTCGGAGAGCGATAAGCAAGCCGCAAGACAATACCTTGCGGAAGTAAAAAAGCGAATCGACTTTGCCAAAAACCCCGACGTGCAAGATTGGGCTAAGAACTTAACTACATTCGGTTTTGCTATGACACTTGGGCTTAACCTGTCCTCGGTGCTAGTCAACTTCTCGCAAATACCTATGGTTATTGCGCCACACTTGGCATCTACGCGAGGTGATGATGGCGAATACTTTGGTTACGGAGAGACAACAAGTGCGATAGGCGAAGCCGTACGACTGTTCAAAAATGCAGGTAAGACTGATGAAAACTACAAATATCTGCCGTTCCTTAAAAGACGTGAAGCTCCGGTAGAATCTATTGGGCCAGATGGCACTGAACAAGTTATGGTTCCTGCGGCTCCATCAATCGACAACTACGATTACGATGCCCAAGGCATACCACCAGAAATAAAAGAATTTGAAACACTGGCTAAAGTCGCAGAAGAAAAAGGCCAGTTAAATAGATCCATCATGTACGACACGCTGGACATGGAAGAAATCGACAGCGTACGAGGAAAGATCGGCGCGGTCTCCGGGTTCATGTTCCATCATGGTGAGCGTATGACACGTCAGGTAGGTCTTGCTGCGGCTTACCGTTTGAAAGTGAACTCAATGAAGCGTGCCAAAAACAATTTGTCGAAGGCAGAATTCAAAGCGTTATCAGCAGAAGAGAAAGCTAATCTCAAGTTGAGTGAAGCCGAGTATCGTGAAGCTGCCGAGTTTGCCATATACGAAGTGGAGCTTACTAACGGTGGCACCGCCGCTGCTTCCGCACCAAGAATAGGTCAACAGGGTATAGGTAAAGTAGCTTTTCTATACAAACGATACGGCATACAGATGATGGAGCTTCTGTATAGGTTGTCTAGGGATTCTGTTAAAGGCACGCCAGCAGAAAAGGCACAAGCTCGTAGACAACTTGCTGGTGTATTTGGTGGTTCGGCATTAGTGGCTGGCGCTCAAGGTCTGCCGATGTTTGGCGTAGCTGCTATGGTTTACGATATGTTCAAAGGCGACGAAGACGAAGACTTCGATACGGTAGTACGCAAAACTTTAGGTGAAGAGCTATTTGGTGGTATGGGTAACGCTGTGCTAGGTGTAGACGTTGCTAGTCGTATGGGCTTATCTGACTTGATATTCCGAGATCGACTTATCGAAAAAAATCAGCCGTTTTTATTTGATCTAATAGAAACCCTTGGTGGCCCCGTAGTCGGCGTGTCAATGCAGATGGAGCGGGGGTATGACAAAGCAATAAACCAAGGTGAGCTTATGAGGGGCGTGGAAGCAATGTCTCCCGCTGCCATACGTAATGCTTTGAAGTCCTACCGATTCTACGAAGAGGGTGCAAGAACTCAACGTGGTGATGCGATTGTAGACGACATATCTGCGCCTCTACTTGTCATGCAATTCTTTGGTTTTGCACCAGCAGAATACACTAGGCAATTGGCACAGAATGCCCAACTCAAGAAAATATCTGGCAATGCTGCAAGGCAACGTACTAACTTGTTACGTAAATACTACGCATCTGTGCGGTCTGGAGACTTCTCTAGGGCGCAAAGTATCCGCGAAGACATAAACGAATTTAATGAAACCTACCCCAGCTTTGCGATTACACCAGAAACGATCAAACGATCTATGGCACAACACATGCGTACATCAAAGAAAATGCACTACGGCGTTACGCTCAATCCAAAGATGTCGAATGATATGAAACAAAGTGCCGCCGAATACGATGACACCCTAACCATATGGGATAACTTGGGGTTGTAAACCCCTCTACCGCAGTGAAGGGAGGTCTACGGCAGAGGGGCAGGAGAGAGATAAGACCTCTGGAGACCGACCTTATCGGGGCGGATCGTATCACACGATTCTCCATACGCGAACACCTGAAAACGGCTTTTCTATAACCATTTTCGCACGCACATCCCACTCAAACTCTTCTACACAGATACGTTTTACCTGCTGCAACGCTTTGTTTGTGTTGATACACGGTATGAACACTGAACTTCCGACCACCATAGCACTCCAGTCGACAACGATACGTACCCCGTCAGGGTTCAAATCGTGCAACCTTAGCGTTATGTCTGACATCTACTCTTCGGTGTCGTATAGATTATCCTCACCCTCGGTAGTATCTCCAAACAAGTTACAGTCAACGGCTATAACCCTGCTATTCGGTAGCATTGATCCTGCATGAGTGCCCTTGCCAAGTCGCATCTGTACACGCTTACCGCCCATGTTTTTCATCATGCCCTCTATAAATGCACTGTAGTCAATCTGATGTGCAGCGCACCATGACTTCAAAAACTTAGGAACTATGTACGCTTTCTTTGTATCTGTCTCATAACGTGCTACCAGCTTACCCTTCGGTAGTGCGTCAGGTATTACGATGTTATCTAGCCCGTTACCAGACGTGCTACGTAGGTCATCAGTGCTTTTAAGAATCAGTATGTTGTTGTAGTTCTCTGTCAGATAGTCAGTCAAAGTCTGCTCTACAGAGACCCCCATATCTTCAACCGCTGTTTTGTTAGCCTTCAACAGAGCGATAGTCCACGCAAATAAACCTTTCAGATCGTAGTCAACAAGCCCTAAATGACATGCGATACGTGCACCGGCTATCGTGCAAGCAGCACCGGCAGACCAAAAACGATTTTCAGAGGTAAGCCCTGCTTTTCTATCTATGAGTTTTTGTGTGGCTAAGACAAGATTTTTAACTGAATCCAAGTTCTGCATAACGTACTGTATGTAGATTATACCTGCGTGCCCGTAATTATTTTTGAGGGCCATATCGAAAGTATCAGTCTCTTCTTTGCTTTCAGTATCACTGAACACACGCTCTGCTCTCCACTCTAGTATCCGCTGCGCCTCTGCTTTCGGCGCTTGCTTGTCTGCTGAAATACGCTGGACAACACTTGCGTTGCCGGTGGTAACACATAGGAAATGCCATGACTCCCCGCGAGTGCGTTCTTGATTAGAGCCACTAGACATGCGACCACGTTGTTCTCCAGCGGATATTTGGTAAACCAAATTACTTAGCTGCTTCCCTTCCGTGTTGGTCAATTCGTCTATGTAGAATGGTAGGTTACGTAACAGTTCTGCACGATTAAATTTGAACGCATCGGTAGCGGCTTCGGGTGTCATCATGCCCTTTTCAGCCCCCCATACCGAGGCTGCTACCCGTATGGCTGCGGTTTTACCAGTCCCACTCAGGTTGTTATGTACGTGCAACGCGCAAGCATTTTGAGGTAAGAAATTCATCAAAGGAGAACCGAATGCCGTGCACACAACATACTGATGCATCCGTAACTCTGGCCTAGTGTTGTAGAAATTAGCCATTTTCCTCCACTCATCCAACGTGCCCTTCGGTTGAAAGTACGAGATGTAAGCGGCGGTAGATGTGGATGGGGGGTTATGTTGAATATAATCTGCGTGTATTTCTTTATCGCCCACGATGAACGCGCTCATGGTTTCGTCAGCCCAACCAAACTGTCGATGCGCGGTGTCCGCTGTAGAAGTTGTCTGTAACTCGTTTACCCAAGTAATCATATATTGCATCAAGTCGTCTATTCGTGGGACGGCAACGCCCTGCATCGCCATATTCTTACGGAACTCTTCACGAGAAGTCATTGCTGTAAGCGGCATCGTGAACTCTCGCACACCGTCTTTCGGCAGGTGTATTCTACAAACCACGGTCTCACCTGCTTCTACATCTAGTATTCGTTGCGTCACGTATACATCGTGATGATAAATAACATGCTCATCGACTTCTCCGTCTTGGCTGATGTTCCTGACGTACACACCGCCGTTAGACCCACGAAAGTACGGGCGAGGATATAACGGTATAACGTGTTGTGTAGAAACATCCTGACAAGGCAACTTTTCTACCAGCGTGGCATGACCTGTTTGTAGTTGCTGATCCCCAAAGTCATTTGCATATGTACCGTCTTCGTTGATCTCTGCTTCTGACACCCTGCGCCCCAGTGCAATCGGCGAACTGATCTTGCCCCAGTGTGGGCAGTCAGGGCATATGCCACCTTCATTTTCATCGAATGTGGCGCAACGGTATGGGCCTTTAATTAGATCCAACTTCTTGAGCGTTAGCTCTGGCGTGTACTCAGGGTGCTTCTCAGATATTTTTTGTGCAGCTTTGTCACCATCTTCACAGAACTTAGCGATGGACAACCCTGCTCTCCACATCGGCTCACTCGCCTCTGCTTGACCCTTAATTATGCGTGCAAGCTGTTTGCAGCCTTTGTCGTTAGATGACTTCAAAAGAATATCTTTGAAGCTGTATTTGAGGTTCTGAATGATGGCTTCGCGTAGGTTAGATGGCCCCTCTTCTGCTGCGCGTTTTTGTGGCAACGTGAGTGTGTCTATGCCCACCTTGCTACCGAAAAAATCAAAGTTAATTTTGTCGGGTGTTTTATTTACAGGTTCTACCGGCGCAGGAATATCAGGTTTGTGGTTATGTGTCCCAACTACCCGTAGAACCCGCGCAGCATCTGATGGGACGGCGGGATCTATTTCTAACCCAAACTCTTTGCACTTGCGTTTGAATTGTTCAGCTACCGGCTTCCACTCTTCTACTGGCACCGGCTCGTTTAACACCCAGTAGACGTGGAGTCCACGACCTGAGTTCACTATAAGAGGTTTTGGTAATTTTAGTGATACGCAGAAGTCTTGTAGTCTGCGTATCGCCTCTCCTTGTGTGGCAAAACCTTTGCCGGTATCTGCCTTGTCCTCACCACAATCTAAATCAAGAAAGAAAGATCTTATGTGGCTAACATCCTCTGCCCGACGAGTCCCCTTCTCTTTGAAGTTACCCATCGCAAAATAAACGTCACAACCCTCTTGATCGTAATACTCAGCGGCTTCCGCTAGTTCTTCTAGCGAATCAAAATATACTTGCCGGTGCCTACCTGCTGTCGAGCTATGTATAAAGGCGACGTATGCCCCTTCGGGTGGTAGCACCCAACGTAAAAATTCTATCGTGTTCATTTTTGCACCCAGTGCCGAGGGTACGCTGTGACAGAGATGTCGGCGCATCTTTTTCGGGGGAAACTACGACCCCTAGTCACAGCGGAGTGATTGCTAAGGTTTAGTCATCCCAATCCTCAACAATGGCACTCAGATCGTCGTCATCTTCCTTGGGTGCGGGAGTAGATTTCTTTACGACCTTTTTTGGTTCCTCTATCTCAGAGGTGTCTGGCTCATCACCGAAAATGTCGTCACTGTCATCTTCAGGCTCATCAATCGTGCTACGAGTTGTATCTGTAAACGGGTTATCAGGTTGCGCTACAAAGCCCCCATCTACAACGCCGAAAGGCGAACGTGCCGCTAAAGGCTTGTAGTCGATGACTTGCACAGCACTAAGCCTCAAACTAACGCCATAACCGTTGATAGCGTATGGTACAAACGTGAACGCCACGTTTACGGTGCTACCTGTGGTTAGCTGAAAATCTGACGGCAGCTTGTTATTTTTGGCATCGACTTGCAGTACGGTTGTTTTATCGCTGCCGTATGCGCCTTTCAGTCTGGCCTTACCTACCCAACGACCATCTTCCTGTTTTTTCAGCGGGTTAGGAAACTTATCAGGCCAACCATCTTTTTTCCCAGCTTGGTAAGCCAGCCTCATTGCCTTGTGCAAAGTCTTGGCTTTCGTTGCATCCATGACAAAAGATATTTCATATGCGGCATTGTCATCCGACGGATCACACTTAACAGAGGCACCCTTGCCGCCATTCGCGGTCTGGTCAAACTTGTACGTAGCGTCGAGTTTTGGGTATAGAGCCTCGACATTCTCTATTGTGTAATACTTATAATCATCAGCCATTTTGGTCTCCTAGTTGGCTATCGTAAACCCTTCAGTAACAGTGAAGGGCGAACCTCCACGATTATGTGGCGTAACGTCGAAAGCAATTGCTTCTAATGTTTCGTCACTGTCCACCATCTCTCTCACTAAAATAAGCTCTTGCTCTTCTAATGGTCTCTGGGGGTAGAAGAACAGCTTTGGCACGACATTAGCCACATCAAAACTTATTCTCGTTACCACCGCTGCGCTGGGCGTCCCATGCCCAGACAAAAACTTGGCATAAGCCTGCAAGGGCATCGAACTCTTACCTGCTGCTTTGCCAAATATCGAAGAGGCAGGAACTTGCAATTGATAGACCGTCTTTAACGCTCGTTCTTCAACGATTGCTAAACGCTGCCCAAACCGACAAGCCCTGCCCCCACCTTCGCCAGAACCCCTTATGTTGTGCGTGCAGTCCATGCAACGCGCACTCTGTTTTTGGTTATCTGGCACTTCGGGAGCTGGTCTCTGAGTGTCTTTCGACCAACACGTCGGCAAACGTCTAGCGTTCGGATCGTAACTACCTTTGTAATACGAGCGGGATACTGCCGCTGCGTTTACAATAACCACGTCTGCTACCGTACCGTCTGGTTGGTGATCTAACCCAGTAAACTTGTTACCCTGTAAACTGACTCGACGCACTACACGTCTTCATCAGGATCGAAACTCGTGGGGTCAAACCCCTCCGTTTCAGATTCATCAGCTACTGCTTCACCCTTTAACAGAGTTTCTGCAATCGTTGCCAAAGCGAATCTTTGGGTATGCCCTATCTTTATGTACGTGTTTTTCGGTATTACCCCATCCCTCACCCATTTACGGGCAGTGGATAATGACACACCAAAATGTTTCGCAACATCTTCAATCGGAACTAATTGCTCCATCACGCCTTCCTTATCGTTAGCGCATACTCAGAATCCACGTTTAGTCCCTTCGGCAGTAATTCAGGATTCTCTTCGAGAAACTGCTTAACCGCTCCTTGGTGTAAACGCTTTTCGAGAAACTCTGGCACCCCATGCTCCAAAATAAATTGGTGCATAGATTCCCAATCAGAAGTCCAATACTTCTGCTTAACGGTACGGTAGAACGTACCAGCATCGGTCTTGACGCTTTTGATGTCGTTTTCTTTGAGGTAACTGAGCAACGCGCTCTTGATTTTGTTTTGCTTGTTGACAAGTTTTTCGTCAGCCTTTTTGTATTCCGCAGACAGTTCGTCTCTAGCCGCTTTCAAATTCAGGTAAGCCTGAGTCAGTTTTGGTAGAGGTACACCGTCTACGTATTTCGCATCAGCCATGTTTTGTCCTTCCATTGCCGAGAAATGCAATATAGTTACAGCTAGTAACTTAATCAAGTATTTCTTGGTAAAGATCTATAATTTTTGTATGTGTGTCTATTTTGTTATCTAGAAGTGCGTATACGCGCTTTTCTATGTGCGATCCTCGTAACTGTACGACGGTGCACTTGTGATCCTGACCCGTTCTATGAATGCGAGCATTCGCCTGTGCATAAGTTTCGACAGAGCTTGTCGGCCCCCACCATACGATTGTGTTGGCAGCGGTCAGCGTTACACCGTGCGCTGCCGCTTGCGGTTGGATGACCAGCACTCGTGGGGTATCTGTTTCTTGGAACTCTTTGAAGATGCGGGTGCGATCACTGGCCTTGACTGCTCCGCTGATGACCTCTGTAGGTATCTTGTCTTTACGTAGCTTCTCAGCAAGCAGTGTGATCGTATGCTTGAACGGTACGAACACGAGAACTTTCTTGCTGGATTCGTCAATCACCTCGCGCAGAACCTTGTATCTGTGCTTGATGTCGAACTCCACCACCTCGTTGTCGTCGGTATACACCGCACCAGAACTTATCTGTAACAGCTTATTCATGTTGACCGCCGCTGTAGCTGCTGTGACTGTTTCCTCCGCAGCCTCCATGACCATGCGGTTCTTCAGTTCTTTGTAGTATTTATCCTGCTGACGGCTGAGTGGTACGTCACGAGTTGTGTATATGATGTCAGGTAGATCAAGACACTCTTCCTTGGTGAACCGTATTGCTGGTTGCAATGCGTTGAAGACTGTTTCTGTAGCGTTGGGTTTGGGCACCCACTTAAAGTTTGTGACCTTTGTCATGGTCTGGTCACGGAAAGAACCAAAGAAGCGTGGCACCGCTTTCGGGTTAACAAGTTTAGCCAGACCATATGCGTCCAGTGGACTCTGTGCGGCGGGGGTGCCAGTCATCATCCATAACCACTTGTCGGGGCCGAGCAGGCTATTGAGTGTTTTCCAACGGTCAGTCTGTGCATTTTTATAGTGAGTTGCTTCGTCCACGATGACCAGATCAAACCCACCGTTGGCGATAGCTTCGGATGCGATTGCCACACCGTCATAATTTATTATGACAAACTCTGCATCACTCTCTATTATCTGCGCCCTCTTCTTTGCTGTACCGTAAGCCACGTCCACCTTGCGGTGCATAGCAAAAGTAAACAGGTCTTCGCGCCATGCGGAATCCATGATCGACAAGGGACAGACCACAAGAACACGATTGATGCGCCCTTGGTTCATCAAAAAATCTGCTGCCCAGATAGCACTGGCGGTTTTGCCTGTACCCTGTTCATTGAAGCAGAACGCACGTTTGTTAAGTGTCAGAAACCCTGCTGTGGTTTTTTGGTGCTTGAACGGCTGGTGCTTGCCCGTCCATTTATACTTGCCTTCAATGGGTGATGGGGCATGAATGTCGAGATTCTTGAGTACGTGGGCCTCGTCCACACCCCAGTTAACGACTACACGATTACCTGATAACTCCTTACTCTTTGGTATTACATCTGTGACTTTTGACGGATCACGTAAACGTAGTAGAAGCGCCTTGTTGTCTATGACTTTCATTTCCACAACTCCATAGACAGATCTATGCCATACTTTTTCAGTTTCTTTCTAACCCTAGCGATGTCTATATCCGTGAGGTCTTCAGGTTTTTTGTCGCATGATGCAGCCACCATCGACACTTCAAAAGCATACTGAGCGGCGTCTTCTTTATTATCAAAATCGTCTATATGTTTATCTGTATTCAATATCATTTATCACCCTTCTTATCTTTCGTTAACACATAGTCTTTGGTGACGATGCCGTACTTCGCATCGCCGCGTCGGTGCGCGTCAATCCATATCACTCGCCCATTTTTGTACTCTCTCTTATGACCTTTCACCTCATGCAGTGCGTTACCAAACTCACGGGTGCGTTGAGTTTGCTTGCCCTCTATAACTTGTTTTTCTTTGGGTAGCTTGATCTCAAGTTTGTAGTGGCGGTTGCGAGGTTGCATCCGACTACTAATGTTCTTCGTGTGTTTGCCGCGAGATACAGGTTCTGTGAACACCCAGTTAAAGTTTTGTGCGGCTATAAACCCCAAGAGTTTTGAGAAAGACTTAATCATCAGTATTACATAGACGTTTTCTTCTTCAATAGCACTTTGCATGAACCTCGCAGCGCCAAGATGAGGGTCGAAGTCACCCTCTGGAAAACTGGTTGGCATAGCAGAGATTTGATTAAGCATACGCTTTTCATCAGAACTTAAATCGTGCGCCCACTCGTCATAATTTACGTGGGCCTCACCCGTTACAGGATCAATAGAACCGAACTTAGGTATAGCAACAATGCGTTTGAATACCTCGAAGAGTGTTAGCCCCGCCGCATCTTTGGAACCGTTACCATATTCAGCTTCGTAACCCGCCCACGGCGCGTCTTGTGCGGCATCGAAGTAACCTGTATTAACAATGGATGTGGGAAGGTGGGTGATGTGTAACCTCTTATCACCTGCACCTGCTTCACCGACGTAGTATTGATAACGATAAAACGTGTCTGGTGTTGCCACTGGTTTATCGACACGTATAGCGAGAGCCTGCTCTCCATGTACTTTAGTTATCAGCCATCCCTCGAATACTTGCTCACCTTTATCCTCCATATCGACAGGTTTAGGCAATTCCCATGCTATAAACATATCTTCGTGTGGAATCCTTGCTTCCCAAAAATTAGTAACCATTTGCCTGCGAGTGCTTTTTTCGATTTTGGCTGTCGTATCTAGAACCACGTCTTCCGATACTTCATAGACGACACTGTTCAACAACTGACTAGCCGCAGTGGGCGCTACATCGTTTATCATCTTTTTTAAGAGTGGCTTGGTAGGAAGCGTCACACCTCTCACTCGCAGATACGGCTTCTGCATCGTGTGCGCTATCTCGGCTTGAAAATCTGCTACTGTAAATCTGTTACTCATGTTTTTGCCCCTTCATGCAAAAAAGCGCGAAGTGGGTGTCCACAACACGCGAATAAAAAGTGGGGCAGGGCAACAGGGTTAGCCTGTTCCGAGCATCCGGCTGAGGCCCACCATTACTGAAAGGCCGTACCCCAAAACTGAATGCGGTGGTTGATGAGATTGACGCCAATTCACTAGGAACAACACCACCTAGTCGTGGGAAACGTACTTCATCTCATCCATTCTTTATGCAGTATGGTCTCCAACTGCGAGGAGAAGTCGGATGCCACCGCTCACCCGACCTTTGTGCCCCACTATAAATAAGCCCCGTCTTTCGACCACGCGGACGGGGACGCGCGTTTCAGGGTTGGAGCACCCTTGGTCTGAACTATCTACGTCTTGGGCTTTTGCCATTACGACTACGATTGGCGCTTCTGCTCTCCACACGCACGCCATCCTTGTTGCTACCGCCACGACTTAACATCTTCTTGTGGCTAACGTCTTTACCCTCACGCTTATCGGCTTTGCCGTTTTTGTTGGCATCACGTCCCGTCTTATCCATAGCACGTCTAGCACGCTGTCTCTCCATACGTGCTTCGTGCGCCTTGGTGCCAACACGCGGGTTCTTTTGTTTCTTGCGGTCTTTTGGATTTTTATAAGGCATTAGTTTCTCCCGTTGTGTGGACATTCCAACACTGGGCACCATGCTTTACACAACCCACTGGGGTTGGGGTTCCATGTGTCATTCTCAAAAGCTGTTTCCATGTCGCTGTATTTACCCAGCCACTTTGTCCACATCGTTTCTTCTTGCTCTATAGTGTAGTTATCTTTTATCAAGTCATTGCTAACTACGAACAACAGCCCAGCCCGAACGGTCTCTACTTCGGGGTAGTGCTTAAAAGTAGCCAGAGCCATAAGTTCTAGCTGCCCTGTATCTGCGTATTTTGCCGACTTACCTGTCTTGTAGTCAATAACCCAAGCTAACTTTTTATCATTATTTAATATCAGTAAGTCTGCGATACCACGAAACCAAACATTACGACTCCAGAAACTACACGCTTCTAGATCCTCTGTTAGTCCCATCTTTATTTCACATAACTTGTCGCCTTCTTTGGCGTTCAGTGCATCAAGTGCGCCCTTTGCGTAACTAAATCTAGGGTCAAGTTCGCCCCCGTCGCGGATGTATGTCTCCGCAGCCTCGTGAAAAGCTGTTCCATATAACGTCGCCTCAGTCTCCTTGAACGGGTACTGATTCAGCACTTTCTCGTGATAGAACTGTTTAGGGCATTGTTGAAACGCCTTGATCTTACTGAACGACCACGGCGCTACGCTCATGTTTCATTAGGCCAAAGTCGGCTACCTGATGGTTCATTGTCCCACCTCATATAGGTAGTCCCTTTGTGTTGAAGCATCAACAAATCAGGTATCTTACAAGAACTTTCACACCAAAAACTAATTCGTATGCCATCTCTTCTTTGGGAAGGGTTCAGTACGCCAGCGTGCAATCTGGTGTGCACCATGCACTCTCCGTCTGGGGTAATTAAAAATCCTTGGCTATCCTCTCGGCTGCTATCAAAAGGGTTATGGTAAACCCCCACAGCGTGTTGATGCAGATTATCCCCATCGCAGATAGGGCATATTAAGCGGTGGCTAAAATGATCTGACGTTAGTACCACGCTCCCTTCGTAATAACTCACTACTCACAATCTCCGTATGCGTATGCCATACCACTCTCACATTCTAACGGCAGTCCCTTCGCCCATCTTGGCACATATCTCATGCACCGTTCGACGTATTGTTGAGCTTCCTCTGCCTCGGACTCAGGCACGCAGGCAATAACTGAATCATGCACCGTCAACACTGCTCGGTATCTGTTATTTATCAACAGCATCTGATCGCCTATCACACAACGCGCTAACGCTTGGCAGATATTCTCTATCACTTTCCCACCGTAAATCCGCGTTCTACCGTTACGTGTCTTGTATGTGTACTCAGTCCCTTTCGAGTTTTGCTCTCCCTTGAGATCCTCATAACGCATTAGGAGTTTAGATGGTAGACGGATGGCTTCCCGGTTTCCCATGACTTCGACCACATCTTTCCTGCCAAACTGGTAAGAGCCACCCTGCGCCATGTGGCTAACCATGTTCTGCGCCTCTCGCCACACATGGCTTATCTTCCAGTTCGCGTTACGGTAGATGTCGATGATGCGCCTTGCTTCGTTCAACTCTATATCTGTACCAAACGACTTCAACTGCGCTTGAAACTTGACTGCACCCATACCGTAACCAGCACCGAGGATCGTGGTCTTACCAACGAACCGTTGTTCTTTTGTCACCTCCGGCTCATCCACGTCGTATATGCGTGCCGCCATCTTGATATACACATCTTCTTTTTTACGAAATGCGTCAGTCAGGTCAGTCTGCCCTGCGAACCACGCCAGCACTCGTGCTTCGATCTGCGACGAGTCGCAATCTATGAGTATGTATCCGTCAGGCGCGACGATACTTCTCTTTAACGTCTTACCGTCAGGCCCACGACTGGGTAGGTTCTGTAGGTTGATCTTGTCATCCCCACCCCACCTGCCAGTGTGTGCCGCATAGTACCGAACAGGAACCGGCAGAGTTCCACGCTCCGCGATGTCGAGAAACCGCTGCGTACGTGTTTCTTCTAGCGTACTTTTGTTACCCAACCTAGCAGCCGCCAACGCCTGCACTTCTGGATTGGCGTGCGTTACAAGGTTCTTGAATCCGTCATCTGTCTTTGCGAATGCGTAGGTATCTTTACCTGTAGTCGGGCTAGTCTTGATTGGTGGCTCGACACCCTTTGAGCGTAACAACTCTGCGAACTTGTCGTTACTCATCAGCTCTTTCTTGTCGGCCACACCAGCATCACATAACAACTTATCCTTACGTTGCTTGATCTGCTCAAGATGTTCTTGCAGTAAACACGAATCTAGAACTAACAGGGGATGTATGAACATACGTAGCGTGCAGTCAATGATCCTGAGTTCTTTCTTTGGGAACCCTTGCTTCAGAAACTTATTAAACAGTCTGTAGGTAAGCTCAACGTCATTGACACAGTAGTCACCGTAACGATCTAACTCGTCATCAGTAAACTCTTCTCGGTGCTTGCCTAAAGCATTCAGTATCTCAGTGCCTTTGACACCTATGCCATATCTCTCCGCAAGTGCCTTGAGACTTCCACCAGCCTCCACCCCGTGTACAGCACGGGCAATGCACAGAGTATCAGCCCAAACGCGAGGGTGAATATCAAAAAGCCAAGAGAGTATAGCGCCATCGAACATAGTGTTGTGAGCCAGCACCATGCTATCGGCCCAGTTGAACCCATCGAAATATTCTTTAAGTTCTTCATGCGTTCCAGACGCCCACTCAGTTGCTCCATTGTTCACCTTTACTCCTACACCCACGATCTCGAAACGAGGGTCGCGGATGTATTCTTCAGTTGTCATTTTGGTCAGTGAGAAGTCCTTACTGTAGAACGTCTCAAAATCCAAAGTTATAAGATCCACTACACTCGCTCCCTCTCCGACACGGCTGTAACAGTCACACCTGTAGTAATAGGTATGCGCACAATCGTGCCACGATCATCTATAGCTTGGTATCGTGCTTCCTCTTCGTTCTTCGCTTCTACCGCCACCTGCCTCGAAACAGTTTCTTCGACGGTCACATAGAACAGTTTAAGATCTGTACCCTCATCCATATCAACCCCCCAACCGCTTGATCTCGGCATCTATATAGAACTTAATTTTCTTAGCATCGCGTAACTGGTCACTGTGTGAAGATTGCCCGTAGCGATATGCCGCTCGAAATATCTCTCCGATCTGGGCATTCATGTTCTTATGCGAGATAAGATCCTGTAGCTCTTGCGCTCCAGCAGGTAACTCGTAATAGGATGCAGTGCTACCGTCACTCCGGCCTGCCAATGTCTGCATTATTGACGCCTGTTGTGCACTGTCCGCCAGCTCTGTATCCAACGATGACCTTTTCTGTTCCGCTAACACCTCTTCTTTTAACTTGAGTTTCATAGTGGGCCTACCATCAACGTATTCGATTGCGTTGTCCGATAGCTGTGTTTTATGTACCTGTGGTTTTGGAATATAGTCCTTGGATCTAACCACAGGAGTTGTTTTGCAGAACTCTCGCTTGATTGTCCAAGCGTTTCCGTAACTACAGTTTGCCCATTCCGCAGCTTCTTTCGCTGTCGCTTCAGGGTTTCTCTTAAAATACCTACGCAGCTTTGCTGCCTTAGTTCCATTCGCCATCTCAGTCTCCTAAAAAATCAAACGTCATCTGACGTTCGTCGGTCTCTCTCTCGTTGAGAATATCCGCAATTGTATGCAGGCTATCCTCGTTCACTACCGCAGCGAGTCCACCCGCCGCCGCAATTTCTTCTAAGTTCCTAGCCTGCAACACCGTTACTTTCCCTTTACCAGCTTTGCATTCAATGCCAAAAAACTTCCCTTCATAGCACCCAACAATGTCCGGCACACCGCTTCTACCATAGCCTCCCGTTACGGGGTAAAAGTAGTAAGCACCTAACTTCTTTAGCGCATCAGCTACTTTTCTTTTTACCTTTGACTCTGGTGTTGCCGCCATAACTGTCTCCGTGGGTGCTGGTCTCGCTACATATAAATCCAAAAGCTATCTTTACCAGACCGCAGTCCTACACCAAGCACTTCAGGTTGTTGTGGTTCTAACATACGAAGAACCGCAAGTTTCTCCTGCAACTCAGTAGGTAAAGTCTCTGCGCCACGATAGATGCCACCATGCGGCAAGTCAATACACTCAGTGCCTAAACATGTTAACTGCCATATATCTTTGTCGGGTTCTACCTTCGCATGGTAGATAGCTCCCTTATGTGTTAACTTGTTTTGGTTGCCTAGCGTAGTGGCTATGTCCTCGATCATGCGTAGCGTATCGAAGTGTTTAGCAGACATAGAACATATCCTCGGCGGCTTTCATGCCAACGCCAGACACATACTCACCGACTGTAGCCATGTTCAACACGCTGACCTTACCGACCAGATCAGAGTAGCCGTCACTTAACTCGTTGAGATACTGAGGTTGCTCGTCTGTTTCAATGGCGCTGTAGCGCGTGTGCACTCTCAACGTAGCCAACCGCTGATTGCCACGGTGATCCTCACAGATATGTACGAACATCGGGTTAGCGCCAACAGATGTAAGGCTATCCAGATCTTCTTTCTGACGTGTTATGTCCTGTATCTTAGAACGGACATCTAAGTCCGGTACCAAGTCCGCCATACTTTGCAAGGCACGCCATGCCATAGTGTCTCGACCTGCACCTAACTCTCGAAACAACTGCTTCAATTTACCATCTGACTCGCTCACCTGTTCGTTGCGTGATACCTCATAGTCACGGCAGTGCACTGTAGCTATCTCATACACTGACCACGGTGTCAGTGCCGCCGCAGCTTTCTTGACCGCAGTAGCCAGCTTACCGCTCCACTGCATGTAATGTTCTGAGCTATAGCTAGCGTATCTGCCGTTATCAATGGTGCGGCTGACCACCGCATAGGCACCCTCAAGTCGGTAGATATAAAGCTCACCCCGAACAAATGTCTCGTGCGGGTAGTACACCCAACATCTATGCTGACCGTCCTCATGGTTCAAGGCAAACTGCACACCGTGCATTTTCTTACGTAGTTCATTTTGAAACTGCGTCAAATCTTTGATCGGTTGAACATCGGAAGGCTGGCTTGTGATGACATCCTTGGTTCGATGTATAAACTCTGCTTTTGGTTTGTTAGCCCACATAACACTTTCTCCTTACATATCACTTGTTTTGATGTGTACGACCTTGCCCGTATCGGGAGTCGCACTGTCATTATCCAGAACACACCACA